AGGAGGAAGAAATAGGTCTGCGGGAGGTAAGGCTACCCTTGACTATCTTGGCTTGACAGAGGCTGAAGGCAAGAGAGTCTTTGTTCCAAAGTCTTTTGTAGCTCAAACAAAGTGGGAGGTCGCCGCGCAAAAGGCGTATGCCCCACTGGCGTCTATGGCTAAGGCAGCGGCCACGGCAGGAAGCCTTGGTTCTCACTTCACAAACTACGCTACGTATTTCCAAACCCAGCTAGGCAGGGGCAGGGGGATCCTCACCCCGATGTACCTCATAGACCAAGCGCAAGACATCGTTGCAAGGAAGAGACCTTACCAGTTAGGCATAGACCCAAACACTCCTGAAGGCTTTGCCGCTTACCAGCGGTACACCCGAAAGATGGATGCGCTTGATGGGACAGGCTTTATAGACCGGGGAACCATCCTTAGAGAGCTTAATCTTGCCGAAAAAGCTATTGATAATCCCCTTGAGAAAAAGAAGGCTAGGGGGATTCTTGAGGCTATGAAGGAGAAGGCTGGAAGCCTTTCCGGTGCCTGGGAAAGAAACGTATACGGACCAATGAAGAAAGCCTACGGTGGATTGGACCAAATAGCAAAATGGGAGCAGGCCAAATACTCGTTCGACTACTTTGACGACATGTATCAAAACCTGGCAGATGGCGAGACCATAAGCTACAGGGTAAACCCGGAAGGCCGGGAGGTGACTGTCCGCAAAGGAACGGACGGCAAGATATACAGGGAAGATGGAAACAAAAGGGTTGAGATAACAGACGAGCAGCTCGCAAACATACAGGCAAAGGCGGCTGCGGCTGACGCAAACGCTATCTTGTTTGACTACAACAAGATTCCAAACATCGTAAAGCTAAACAAAGTTCTTGGACGTGCCGGTATATCAATTCCATTCTTCACCTATTTCTGGAAAGCCTTAGACATCCCCGGATACAAAAAGGGTCTTGGCGAAGCAATGATGTCTGGAGTTCCATACATAAGGACATCCGACTCCGCACTCAGAAAGTCTGACACGGCAACGCGGCTAAGGAACGCAGCAAAAATAAACATCGTAAACATGACGGTCAGAGACCGGCTCAAAGAAGTTCCTGACGACCTTCTAAAGGAACTTGTCTCGGCCCTACCAAGGCAGGCTCGCGCTGCATTTATAAGAAACATTGGATTGCCCGGTAAGATTGGAATCAAAGAGCTGGACTACATGGACCCAAGGAACCCGTCTCTTGCTACAGCCGGTCTTCTTGTTGACATCGTGAAGGGTAGACCCGCAACAACGACCATGAAGAGGTTCCTTGAGACTGGTCAAAACGACGGCGTTGAAAGACTCTGGATGAACAAAGACAACGAGGTCGATGTCGATCTAACGTCAAAGATTTACAGAAACCCAGACAACTCCCTGACAGAGCTTGGCAAGAAAACAAAAGCCCAGCGCAACGAAATACTCAGCCAACTATCCAAGCCGGACAGACGAGGCGTAGGGGCCGCTAAGACACTTGGTTTTGGTGCTGGCATTTTTAGAGACCTTGTTCTTGCTCTCGACCCTGTTATGCAGGGAGACCCCCTCGAAACAGACAAGATGCTCCAAGTCCTTAGAAGGACAGCCCTCTCCGTAGTCACCGGCTCGTCTATCGAAAAAGCAATAGACGGCGGACTGGCAGAGCTTGAATCGCAAGGTGTTGAGCTTCCTGCAGCATTGAAGTCACGGTTGTCTGCAAGGCTCAAGCAGTTTAAGGCACCAGACTACGAAGAACTCAGCAAGAACGGCATTGACGTTCTATCAGACACAATGAGGCGGATAACATCTATTGGCTTCGATGTGAGAGATGTGGGCTCAGACAAAAAGAGATACCTGCGCGGAGTCAGGCGGCAGCTAAACTCAAGTTTCCTGTCTGACGTAAACAACGAACTCAAGAAGATAGCGACGGAGCCGGGAGACCCCGAGAGCGTTGACCGAAAAAGATACGGCAACAGGGCAGATGAAATACAAGAGCGCCTCAACAAACTCTTAAAACACAGGGGCCAGATGAGAGAAATTGTGGACGGTGCAATACGAAACCTAGACACAATTTCTACAGCAGCTCTCAATGTCACAGACATGCTAAGAAGTGATAAGGCAAAGGGTCTTGGCAAGCCACTGTTCTCCATGGAGAGGAACAGCAAAGGGGAGCTTGTTAAGCGCAAGTACAGAATGAACCCCAGGACAGGCCAAAGGGAATACTTCGATGCGCTCACCGGCCTATACAAAACAGAGCCAACAACCGACACAGACAACATCGACCTGCGCCTGCTGGACGAGGCCCTTGGGTTGATGGGTCCAAGACTTACTGAGCAGTCAAAAGAAACGATAGAGACGTATAAGGTACCTGAAGAAGGTCCGCGTGAGGGTTTCCCTGCAATTCAAAAAGAGGAAGAAGATGATTGATCCACAGATAACCAAGAACTTTCACCTCAAGGAATGGAAGACCCACGATGGCACCGGAGTTCCCTGGGACTTAATTGACAATGTGACCAAGTGTGCCAAGAACCTCCAGGCACTGAGGGATGAGATAGGCAAACCTATCACCATCATTAGCGGGTTTCGTAACCTAACCTACAACACCAAGATAGGCTCAAAGCCCACGTCGCAGCACGTTAAGGGAACCGCAGCCGATATCAAGGTGCGGGGCATGAGCCCTCAAGACGTAGCTAACGCTATCGAAGACTTGATTAAGGAAGGCAAGATGGACCAAGGTGGTGTCGGAGTTTACAGTGGCTTCACACACTACGACTGTCGAGGAACCAGGGCACGCTGGAGAGGATAGGTTGGTCATGGATGAAATAGGCAGCTTGATGGCGAGCAACATCGTCACAATCGTTGGCGCTGTTTGGTACGTGTCTACTCGTGTCTCATCTATCAACAACAGCCTTAAGAACATGCAGTCTGAGATGCACGAGATTCGGGAAGACCTCCGACAAGCAAGAGAGGGTCGAGCCCGGTTACATGAAAAGTTACAAGACCTTTCGGAAAGGGTTACCATCCAAGAGGTCAAGAGCAAGTCCACACGAGTGGGCTTAGGAAAGGTTACCTAATGAAACATCCATTGAAGAGTAAGACAATCAGGACGGCCATCACAATGCTGACGGCCAGCCTGACAACCCTGTGCTTGTATTACAGCCAAGCAGTTCAGCTAGACTCAACGGCGCTCGGAGCTGCCTGGAGTACCACTATCTCCAGCGTCCTTATGATTTGGCTTCGCTTTGTAACTACCAGCGCCCTTGATACCTCGCATAAAAAGGTCGAAGAAAAAGAGGAGAAACCAGATTGAAAGCACTACTAGTATTGGCCGCATTGGCTACGCTCCTGTCAGGCTGCACGCGCTACGTTAAGGGGGACAACCTAGACTTGTCTATCAAGCAGAACCCCTGCAAGGTTATCGTTAAAGTCGATGGCAATCTTATCCTTGAAGCAACAGCCACAACCCCATGTAAGAGGGACTAATGGACGACCTTCAAGAAATGCTAAAGAAACTCGGCAAGCTCAACCAGGACATCGACACTCTGGTCAGCGCTGGCGAGAGCCTGGGCGAGACCCTGATGGAAGTGGTGAACGAGATTGAAAAGCTCGTGACCACCAAAGCAGAGGTCAACACAATCACCATCCGTGAGGAAAAATAATGGCTGAGAAGAAAGCAGCAAAGAAAGCAGCTCCTAAGAAGGCAGAAAAAAAGCCCGCCAAGAAGTACCTAGTGTACGGCCTAGCGGGCGATTGTGAGGTTGTTCTACCTCATGAGTCTTCTAAAGGTTTCAAGTCGAAGGCAGAAGCGGAAGCCTGGTTGGCAGTCCGCTACTACCCATACGACTGCGAAATCCGCGAAGCCTAGAACGGAATGTCATCGTCGTCGTACTGCTCCTTCTGAGCCTCGACTGCCTTGACAATCTTCTTCTTCACGTTGATCGGGTGGTCGTACTTCATAACGCGACGGATAAAGTTGCGGTCCTTGTACTTACCCTCACCCGAATCGATGCTGACCTGCGCCTTAAACAGCTTCTGGTCTAACACCTCCGTGTCCTCCAACGTCTCGAACCCACAGGCTCGATGCAGGTCACGTATGTCCTTGTGACCTTTACCCTGCCACTTCTCGCTGGAGTGCTTGTAGGCAGGCTTGTGGAACAAGATGCGGCCAGAGTACGGGCCGTCCTGCACCTGTAGGCGGAACACAAGAGCAACACCGTTGCCGCTTAGGTACGGCTCAAAGTACGAGCCCAGCACCTTGAGGTTGTACTGACCCTCTGGGAGTACACCCATCTCCGAAGGTGCGTCGTCAAAACTATCGTAGTCAATTTGAATGGAAGGCATCTTATTTCTCCTTTGGATTATTGGCTATCTTCTTCCAGATACTGTGCAGGTCGGCAGGCTCATGAACGTCTAGCCTGCCGGATCTATCTTTGCAATCGTAGCTAGCGTCTCGCTGGCACTGAAAGCTACGGAACACCTCACCCTGCTCGTCGGTGTCTGTCCGCATGGCGAACACTTCGTCAAACAGGTAGCTCACACTCTGCGACACCATCTTCCCTGGGAACGATGGCCCATACAGAATCATGCCGGATATATCCTGAACACGCTCCTGCTTCGCAGTCATAACAACATGCACGTCAGGCAGGTCACGGAAAGCCTTAATCAAAGCTATCATCCGGTCACCCATCTCGCCGTATGCCTGACGCTTGTCTGACATCTGACGCTTCAGAC